AAAAGCAGGGGTCGTAACCCCTGCTCTATTTTACGAAGCCATGATTACCCAGTTAGTACCATCGCTAACAAGTTCGGCCCAAGTGCCAGCAGAAGCGGCAAGGATTGCCGTACCTGCAGTAGCCGAGTTGGCTGGAGCCACGTTGCTAGACGCTGACACAACAGTGTAAGCAGCAATAGTCTTGATAGTAAGCGCACGGCCAGTGGACGAAGAAGCCGCTGGCAATGTCACAGTGATAGTGGCCGTACCATTGCAAACAATGAAACGGTCAGTAGATGCTACTGTGAACGATGCAGTCTTTGTAACAGGTGCTGCACCGGTAACAGTCAGGGTATTGAAGGTAGCTTTTCCGCTGTTAATGATAACATTATCCAACGCAACGCCAGTATAAAGACCCATTTCTTCCTCCTAAAAAGGAGGTGGGGCCGAAGCCCCACCGTTTTACGAGTGCCGACTAGGGACAGTGCCGAGATCAGCACCCAGGTTGATAACAGCGATAGACACCTTCATGCTGGCAATGTCAACGTTGTTGGAGTTGACAGTCATCACGATGTTGGTGTTAGCCGTGGTATATGCTGGAGTGGTAGCAGCGGAAGTGGTCAAGGCAGTAGCGTTCAAGTTGAACGTCGAAGCAAACAACGTCAAAGAACCTGTGATACCAAGGTCAACGGTAGCCGTTGCACCTTCTGCAGTGATCAGGGTGGCACCGCCACCCAGGATGAGAGCACCTTTCGGGATCACACCGAGGACGAGAGTGTCGGTAGCAGCCAGAGCTGCTACACCTGCTGCTGTACGTGCTGCTGCAATCTTAGCGAAATCAACAACGATTTCGAAGACTGTTACACGGTTGACATAAGGGGCTGTGAAACCAGCAGTACCCTTATTGAACCCATAGGAATCGGTATATGCGGTCATAACGGGTTCTCCTTATGCAAAGGTGCAAACAGCTTGTGCGAGGGCTTCAGGCTTCACAACCTTGTACCCATACACTTGCAAGCCACGGATGATGTCACCGAAAGTGGTTTCCGAACGAATGGTTTCCATTTCGGTCATCTGAGAAGCAAACGTAAAGCCCATCTTAGTACCAGCGATGAGGCTATACTTTGAAGACGAAACGTTAAGGTTGTGGCTCACATAGAGAGTGAAGCGATCAATCATACCGAGACGACCATTACGGATTGGCGATATGCTGTCACCGGTAATGGCGGCATCCTTCAGTTCCGACTTCTTGATCAGACCAGCCATACGGGCAGGAATGACAACAAAGCGACCCTGCTCAGGGCAGTTGGCTTCATCAAGAACAGTACCCATATCGACGATAAGATCAACCACGGAGGTCGTGCCGCCAGCACCATCTTTAGTGACAGTGAGAGGAGAGGCAGTGGAACCGAGGTTTAACGAGGCTGACTGCTGACCAGCAGTTGTACCCTTGTTGTAGGTGCCGATGTCAGGCAGGATGTCAGTCAGAACGCGCTGGTCGATCTTAATCTTCATCTGCTCGGAAGCATCTTTGGACCACATATCCATCAGTTTAACGTCAGACTGAACTTTATCAATGTCATCTTCAACGCAAGCGAAGTACTCGCCTTTGTCGATGAGCAGCTGCAGTTTTGGCTTGTCTGGGTTTTCGACAACAAGATTCTGACCCTTCACATAATCACGGATTGTGATATTTGGCTGGGTACGAATGTTGACGGTATCACCCTGGTTACGAATTTCACCTTCGTAGTCGGTGTTGGAGATAGCAGCCAACACGGTTGCATCATAGAAATTTTCGATCAATTTGCCGGACCAAATTTCAGGGATGAAGTTGCCTGAATAATTGGGACGGCCTGGTGCGACAGGATACGCCATGGTTTATGACTCCGTTTAACCGTTAGCGACTATGCGATTTTCTTTCTGGGCAGAAAAAATATCGCGCTCGATTCGGTCGCGTTCAGCTTCCTTACCATGATAAACTCCCTTCCGAACGTCGTCAAAGAACTTAGCAATGTCCTTTGCCGAGTAAGTCTTAGCCTGTTGTCCTGCAGGAGCACTGCCCCCACGGCTACGACCAGGAGATACTTGTTTATCAAGTTCGGACGCTGCTGCGTTCCGAGGTGATTGAGCAACAGGTTGGCCATTAATATCCTGCCAAGTGTAGAAGAACGAAGCTACGCGCCTAACATCCATGTTACGCTGAGCATCCTCAAGATAGGTCTGACGGGAGATACCTGTCAGTGGGTCAATCTCAAGTAGCCAGTTCTGAAAGTTTCTATCTGCGTTAACTTCTTTCCACTGTGGATAGACTGCTGATAGATCGTACCAGAAACTTTGCTCTGCGCTGACTGCCTGTCTATGGGCTACCTGTTCGACCTTCGGTACTACGCTGGTCTGCACCTGACGTATCATGTGCTCCAGTTCTGCGATGCGATTCTGGTACATCGCAGTCTCTTCTTTAGTCACGCGCCGCATGACATCAATAGAGTCGCCGTATTCCTCAACGTCTTTATCAGTAACAATTCTATCAAACGTCTGCTGCTGTTGTGCAGGTTGGCTTGCCATAGTAGACAGCAACTGTTCTAGTTGCGTTAACCTATTGTTCAACTGCTGATTTTCCATCCTAAGACGGGCAGTATCAGCGTTGTACATACCTTGCAAAGTACGATACCTCTGCTCAGTCGTATCTTCCGACCCAGTGTCCGAACGCGTTTGCTCGTTACGCTTGGACTCAGGTGCAACTTTCTCGGCACTGTCGGCTTGCGAAGTCTGTTCTTGTGTTTCGCCCGCTGCTTCTGTTTTAGCTTCAGCGTCGGCGTTAACATCTTCGTACAGTTTTGCGATAGCCTCAGACTGACGACGAATTTGCTCTGGAATAGCCATTAGAACGCTCCTCTCGGTATGCGTAGGTTAAAGAGTCAGCTACCTCAGCGAGGTTGTGCTGTTAGTCCTGGTGAATCTTGTAATAACTTATATAGCTCTGTCAAGACCTGACAACGACCTTGTGCGACTTGAACGCTAGAATTTCCCACATTTGGTAGCTGTCTAAGTTCATGCTCGTACCAACTCTGTACCCAATCGGTGAATACAGGATTGTACTTAGCTACATTGGCGATTGCCGCAACCTGCTCTGGACTAGGGCGAATCATGCTGCCCCTGTCTGCTGATTGCTAACTGTGTTCATTCCACCGGCTGGACCGCCAGACATGCTCACCTTAGCTGGTGCTGGCTGCTGTCCTTGTGGTTGAGCCTGTGGCTGCTGTGGCTGTTGCTGCTGAGCCTGAGCTTGCAGTTGCTTCATTTGGTTCGCGTAGTCCAACTTCTCGCGGCTAGGAACAATTTGATCCACGGGCATCTGCAAACCTTTGGCGACTTCGCGCAGGATCGCAGCGCGACCATCAATACCGATGATGCTCATATCGACTTCGTTGCCGGTAGCATTGAGGAACTCGACACGGCGAACGTTGACAGTCTCACGGACAGCAAGGTTAGTAGCGCCACGTGGGATGATCTGCAGATCACCCTTGATCTCGTCATCTGGATCGTAGCGCATGTTGTACACAAACTGACGTTCCACAATAGGTTTAACAATGTCCATGTCGATGTGCATAACGACCTGACGTATACCCTTACCTGCAGCGCCCATAAGCATAGAAAGGCCGGACGACGTACGCCCTGCGCCCTGCACATTTGTGTCGCCATAGATGTAGGCTGGGATACCGGAATGATCGTCAGCCATGCGGCTAAACTTTTCATATACAGCCATCAGCGTAGTAGAGTGGTCATCGGGCTGGTTGAAGCGAACAGCAGGAGCAGACGACCCAAGAGGATCGTTAAGAACCTGCCAAATCTTCCACGGGTGCATCTGTGTGATGTCTTCGTTAGGAGGAATACGTTCAAGGTTAACTTCAACCTGGGGGCCAGACGCAATCCCCATGTTATTAACCAGCGCACGAGCAGCAGCGTTACAAATACTCTGCAAATCTTCAATAATTTCGGGGATAGAACGGCCCCAAAACGCCCCTGGCATCTTGATAAACGAGGTTTTTGCGTAGGGTTTTTCGCCTAACGGGTCGTAATTAAGGGTAGATTTGAGGATATAATTACCCACCATCCACACATTTGAGTCGTATTCGCGGTCCTCATCGGGGATTTCTTCCTCAGTCATACCCCAATCGCGTAACATTCTGCCGCTTACTTTACCCCAGAACTCAAGCGCATCAAACATTTCCGTAGGCCGCATTTGTGTGCGGAACTTACGTTCTTCTAGTTCACGCTCGATACGGGTAGGGTCCAGAACCCAAGATTGGATTGGACCAATCTCAAGTACCTTACGGATAGCTTGATCATCATATCCGGGTGCGCCGATAAGGTCAGCCAAATCCATGCGTGATAGTCTATGATGCTCGAAGATATA